ATGACTCTGCCAGTAGACGGCATCAAACTCCATCGCGGTAACTTCGCGGCCATCGGCCAGCAGATTCAGCCATTGCTGGATGCCGGGCAATGTTTCCGCCTTCAGGTCAAGCCGTGGCGCGAGAAGCGCAGCCTGTCTCAAAACGCACTCTTTCATCTTTGGATGGGAGAAATCAGCGAATACCTCATCAAATCCGGGCGTACCGATGCAACGCCGGAATGGGTTAAGCGCAACCTCAAAAAGACCTACCTCGGCTGCGAAGATGTCACCTACACCGACTTCATCACCGGCACCAAAGAAACCACCTGGGAGCCTCGTCACACGTCTAAACTCGATACCGGAGAGATGCACATCTTCCTGTGCAAAGTCGAGGCGTGGTGTGCTCAGTTTGGTCTGGCGCTGACTATCCCATCAGGTTGTGAATTCCAACAATTGCGCGACAAGCAGGAGGCGTAATGAGTATCTATCAACGCATCAACGGCGCTGACTGGCGCAATATCTGGGTGGTTGGCGATCTGCATGGTTGCTACACAAATCTGATGGGCAAACTGGATGAACTCAATTTCGACCCGGCTCATGACCTGCTTATCTCCGTAGGCGATCTTATCGACCGCGGCGCTGAAAACGTTGAGTGTCTGGAGTTGATAGTGATGCCGTGGTTCCGGGCAGTGCGTGGAAATCACGAGCAGATGATGATCGACGGCCTGTCAGAGTATGGCAATGTGAATCACTGGATGATGAATGGTGGTAGTTGGTTCTTCAATCTCGACTACGACAAAGAAGTGCTGGCTAAGGCTCTGGTCCACAAAGCTGCTGAACTGCCTTTGGTCATCGAATTGGTGACCGGTGATAAGAAGATTGTCATCTGCCATGCCGACTACCCGACTGGAACCTATGAATTCGGAAAGGATATCGACGAAGAGCAGGCGATCTGGAACAGAGAGCGGATTTCCAATTCTATGGACGGAAGCCTTCATGAAATAACCGGGGCTGACCTGTTTATCTTCGGGCACACACCGGCTCGCCAACCACTGAAATATGCTAACCAGATGTACATCGACACTGGTGCCGTATTCTGCGGAAACCTAACTCTGGTGCAGGTTCAGGGTGGTGACCATGCGTAAGCCATCCCGCCGAAAGTGCAAAGTTTGCAACGAGTGGTTCATGCCGCAATACGACAACATCCGTTGGTGCAGCCCTGCGCACGGAGCTATCTACGCCATAGAACTTCGCACCAAAGAGAAGGTGAAGGCCGAGGCTAAGCGCATTAAGGATAAGCACCAGGCTGATAAAGAGGGCCGGGCCCGTCGCCAGAAGATACGCGAATCCTTCAAGACTAAATCCCAATGGGACAAAGAGGCTCAGTCTGCATTCAACCGGTACATCAGGATCCGCGATGATGGGAAAGAATGTGTCAGCTGCGGTAATCCACTCATTGGGAAAAACAACTACCTGACCGGAAGCGCCATTGACGCCAGTCATTACCGTTCCCGTGGTGCGGCATCACATCTCAAATTCAACGTGTTTAACGTTCACTCGGCTTGTACCCGGTGCAACCGCCAGTTAAGCGGAAACGCCGTCGAGTACCGAATCCGACTGATTGAACGAATTGGCCTTGAGCGTGTCGAGCGACTTGAATCCGACAACGAGCCTCGCCGGTTCGATATCCCATACCTACAACGTATCAAATCCATTTTCACTCGCAAATCCCGTGCGCTGGAGAAGCGCCGAGAACGTAAGCAGGAGGCAGCATGAACACCGAGCTAATCGAGTTGATCCGTTTACGCTGGCGATTCCTCCGCATGCTCAGAACCCCGGATTCTTTCCTGGTTGACTACAGACTTCTTCGCAACTTCATTCGCAGCTATAAGACAGTGGGAGCATCAGCATGAACACTCAACGCCTGGAATACATCCGCCAGCAACTGATTGTTGCTACTGCCGATATGAGCGGGGCGACGAAAGGCCAGTTAATGGCATGGCTGGAGAATGCCCAGTTTGATACCGGCACATTTAAACGCAAAAAGCCGCGCGTAATGGATGAGGTGACCGGAAAGATGATAACGCTCGACAACCCTCCTATACCCGGAAAACAGTCGCGTGCAAAAGGCTCTCATATTCCCCTGGTGAATCACGTCGGATATTGCACTTCGTCATGGCGTCGTGCTGTGCTATCTCTGGATGAGCATCACAAAGCGTGGCTTCTGTGGAGCTACAGCGAGAACACCCGCTGGGAGTATCAGGTGGCTATCACTCAGTGGGCGTGGGCAGAGTTCAAAGCAAATATTGGCGCGAAGAAGGTAGCAGGGAAGACGCTGGACAGGCTCAAGGCGCTTATCTGGCTTGCGGCGCAGGATGTCAAAGCAGAGCTGGCAGGGAAGGAGACATACGAATACCAGAAACTGGCTGAATTGGTCGGAGTGGCAAAATCCACCTGGACAGAAACCTATCTCCCGCACTGGCAAGGCATGAGGCATATCCTCACAGGCCTGGACAATCAGTCTCTCCACTCAGTTTCGCGATCACGTTCACAACAAAAGGCGACAAATTTAGATGTAAGTCTTGCAAAACCGAACTGAAATGGCTATATTTCATATAAATCTGATATTGTGTCATTGTTGTATGCATTGACAGGTAACGAATTCAAGACCTCGCCTCGGCGGGGTTTTTTTATGGCTGCAATCCGGTCAGGGCTTTTGAGTGAATACGTGCCGCACGACACACTGAAGCTCATACGCGAGAGCCCTGAACCAGATTACCGAATCCCGCCAGCCGGGAAACCAGGCCGCAGAGCCTAATGCCTTACCCTCTTGCCCACCGCGCCGTGGGCTCTTTATTCAGGCCGCCGACAATCACCCTCAGAAGCCACGTAGCTATCGTGTCGGACGGCCTTTCCCCACTACAAACACAGCTCCCGCTTCAACTGCGAGGAGAGAGACTATGAAGATGCCCTACAAACAAGACTTCATCGCCGCTTTGCTAGCTGCCAAAGAGCAGGGCATTGGTGCGATTCTGGCATTCATCATGGCGTATCTGCGTGGCCGGTATAACGGTGACACGCTTTCAAAGACGCTGATTGATGGATTGATGTGCGCGATGTTTGCCTGGTTCGTAAGGGACATTCTCGTGTTCATCGGTATGAGCACAAACCTTGCCTACATCGGCAGTGTGTTTATTGGCTATCTCGGTACCGCTTCAATCGGATCGCTTATCAAGAAATTCACTGCCAAGAAAGTAGGGGTGGACGATGCAAACTAGTGAAAAAGGGATAAAGAACATCAAGGATTTCGAGGGATGCAGCTTAACCGCATATCCTGACCCGGGAACAGGTGGCGCTCCTTGGACAATCGGTTATGGCTGGACTCATCCTGTAGATGGAAAACCAGTAAAACCCGGAATGAAGATAAACATGAAAACTGCAGATCGTCTTCTTCGCACAGGCCTCGTTAGCTTTGAGAATGACGTCCTCAAAGTGGTTAAGGTAAAGCTAACCCAGGGTCAGTTCGATGCTCTGGTCTCGTTTGCCTATAACGTCGGTTCCCGGGCGCTCTCTACTTCTACTCTGCTGAAAAAGCTTAATGATGGAGATGTTCAAGGGGCGGCTGACGAGTTCCTGCGCTGGAATAAAGCTGGCGGCAAAGTCCTGAATGGGCTTACCCGTCGACGTGAGGCGGAGCGCGCTCTGTTCCTGTCGTGATTGGCGCGCTGGTTAAGCGTTACTGGTTGCAGCTGTCGGTTGTCGTACTAATCGGAGTGCTGGCTTTCTTCGTTAATCACTATCGCGACAACGCTACCGAATACAAGAAGCAGCGCGATGAGAAAGTTCAGGTGCTGAATCTGGCTAACGCCACCATCACCGACATGCAGACACGGCAGCGAGATGTCGCTGCACTGGATGCCAAATACACGAAGGATTTAGCTGATGCGAAAAAGCAGCTTGATGATCTGCAGCGTTGTGTTCGCGATGGCAAGTGTGGGCTGCACGTCAACGCCAGATGTCCCGCGAGCGGAGCGACCAGCACCGGCGGCATGGGCGATGCTACCGTCCCCCGACTTACTGACTCCGCTGAACGGGATTATTTCACCCTCAGAGAGCGAATCGTCACAGTGACGAAGCAGATCGGCTATCTGCAGGAATACATCAACACGCAGTGCCTTAAGTGATTCGTCACCCAAATAACAGAGCCTGACTTCGGTCGGGCTTTTTTATGCCCGCAGTAAACCGCGCACCGCAATGCGCACATAACCACACCGAACCAACCACTTTGAAATGAGCCCTTGAGGAAGTCAGTTTGTGCTGGCGAGCCTTCGGTGGGCTGATTTCCATTGCGGCAAGGGTTCATCTCAAAGAAAGGTAAACGCTATGAATGTGATTCCACTGAATTACAAAGGTGAAGCTGTGCGCTTCAATACCGATGGTTGGGTCAATGTCACTGGCATTGCTGAAAGATATGGCAAACGCATAGATAACTGGATGCGCCTGGCAGAAACGCTCGAATACGTCCGGGCTTTAGATGAGGCGCTTACGGGCGAAGAATCTCAAATTTTACATCCCTCACAATCGAGGTATGTAAAAACCAGTAGGGCGCGAAAGGACAGGGGTGGCGGGACGTGGCTACATCCCAAACTCTCCGTTGCGTTTGCCCGTTGGTGTGATCCTCGATTTGCTGTGTGGTGCGACCTGCATATCGATAGCCTGCTTCGCGGTGAGCTGACTGAGCAGCAGAAGTTTGAGCAAGCCTGCCGCATTCGCGATGACCGGCAATCAAAAGCCAGTAACGGGGCCCGCGAGATGGCTCGCTGGAGATGGGATAAGCCAGGCATCGAGGCAAATGTTGAGTTCTGGCGTGAGCAACTGCAGCTGACACTCGATATTGCCATCTAAACGCCGTGCTTAATGCGCAGCGAGAGCCACTTTCACAACGGCTTTCCATTACAAAGCTCACCTGCTGGTGGGCTTGATAATGATCTGTGTAACCCCGCAAGGATGGTGATCACATCTTGCTGACGGGTAAGCCGTAAGTGGCTAAGCACTTCTGAGAAGCATGGCAACAGCTGCGACAAGGTAAAGAGGTAATCATGTCAGACATCTACCAAATCACGTTAACCACCCAAACAGACGAAACCTTCACGGGCAAGATGTCACGACGTCAGCCTGAGCTGGTTAACGGCTTTGTGCCGCTGGCGACGGAGACTGGCGAGTGGCTTTACTTTGCTCCGGCAGATGTGAAGCGTGTGCAGTTTACGCCGGTACCGGCAGAGCAAACCGAACATCCAGCAGAAGAAACAACGGAGTAACTCATGAGCAAAACAGTAACATTCACCTCAAAAGTATCTCTTCGTCCATACATGAAGCCGATCCTGGTGCTGTCAGCCTTACTTCGCTGGGACTGGTTGACTAACAAGTGCTTCAAAATCGAAACCGTTACCAGCGACACGGTGCAGCTTTAAGGCGGAGTAACCCATGGTTAACGATGACGAGCGCAGGCCATATCCGCCAGTTAACTTCATCGCCTCCGACAACTGGCAGCCATACACCAGGCTAATACCTGCCAATGAAGTGCATGAGTGGGTAAGCCGCCAAATCCTCAGTGATACCGGAAGCATCTACAACCCTGACCATGAGCACCTGCTTGAAGCTGACCTCTGCTTTATGTGGGCGTCTGACTCTTTCGCGAAGAAAGGACGGTATGTCCTCGGTCAGGCCGAGCAGGTAATGCTGCGCGCCGGTGGTTGGCAGAAAGCCAGAATGGAACAGCAGATGCATGAATGGTTCGGGCGAATACCGAAGTTCATCATCACGCTGGCAGCCGATTACTGCTCACAATGCAGTGACCTCGAATTCTGCGCACTGGTAGAGCATGAGCTTTACCACATCGCCCAGGCCACCGATGATATCGGCGCTCCGAAGTTCAACAAAGAGACTGGGCAGCCAGTGCTTACACTGCGCGGCCACGACGTCGAAGAATTCACTGGTGTCGTACGTCGCTACGGTGCCAGCAAAGAAGTTCAAGAGCTCGTTGATGCGGCCAATGCGCCAGCAGAAGTGGCTCACATCGATATAGCCAGGTCATGCGGGACGTGCATGTTGAAGCTGGCGTAACGCTTTATTCAGATTGTCATGGAGGTAGCCTGTGGCAGCATTATCGACAGAGGTTAAAGCCTTCATCGTTCAGTCACTCGCCTGCTACGAGACCCCAGTAAAAGTCATTGAGCTTGTAAAGGCTGAATACGGCATTGATGTCTCACGACAGCAGGTGTCGCAATATACGCCAGGCAACGCAATGGCGGCCAAGTTGAGCCAGAAGTGGATTGACCTTTTCAACGCCACCCGTAAACGATTCCAGAATGAGATCGCCGACATCCCGATCGCAAATAAAGCGTACCGGTTGCGCGTTCTCGACAGAATGGCGACCAATGCTGAAAAGATGAAGAACTACGGCATGACCTCGCAGCTTATCGAGCAGGCCGCCAAAGAAATGGGCGATGCCTACACTAATCGCCAGAAAGTCGAGTATACAAGCCCTGATGGCAGCATGACGCCGCAGCCAACAATCATCCAGCTACTGCCTGTTGAGCCAAAGCATGAGTAACGCCGTTCAATTGCCGATCCCCGCGAAGCTTGCGCCACTGTTCACCGCGGTGAATAAGCGTTACCGGTGCTCGCACGGTGGACGTGGCAGCGCCAAGACGCGCACATTTGCCCTGATGACTGCCGTAAAGGCGTATCAGTCGATGATGAACGGTGAAAGCGGCGTAGTGCTCTGCGCGCGTGAGTTCATGAACTCGCTGGAAGAGTCGAGCATGCAGGAGGTGAAACAGGCGATCCTGTCTGTTCCATGGCTGGCTTCCAACTTTGATATCGGCGAGAAGTACATCCGCACCATCGACAAGAGCGTTAACTACGTGTTCTGCGGCCTGCGGCATAACCTCGACAGCATCAAGTCGAAAGCGCGCATCCTGCTTTGCTGGGTAGATGAGGCTGAATCAGTCAGCGAAATAGCCTGGCAGAAGCTGAGCCCGACCGTTCGTGAGGAAGGCTCAGAGATTTGGGTGACCTGGAACCCGGAGCGCGACGGCAGCGCAACGGATAAACGTTTCCGCAAAGAAGCCGGCGACGACTGCATCACCGTTGAGATGAACTATACGGATAACCCGTGGTTCCCTGACGTGCTTGAAGGTGAGCGACAGAACGATCAGCGCCGCCTCGACCCGGCGACATACGCATGGGTGTGGGAAGGCGCTTACCTCGAAAACTCTGATAAGCAGGTCCTGGCCGGAAAATACCGGATCGCTGAGTTCTCGGACCAGTTATGGAAAGAGGCCGAACGCCTGTTCTTCGGAGCTGACTTCGGTTTCGCGAAAGACCCGAACACTCTGGTGCGCTCGTTCATCCTGCATAACCGGCTGTACATTGAATACGAGGCATACGGGCAGCAGACAGAGCTCGACCACATGCCAGAGCTGTATGACACAATTCCCGGATCGCGTGACTGGCCCATCAAGGCCGACTCTGCGCGACCTGAGACAATCAGCTATCTCAAACGGCAGGGGTTCAACATCTCCGCCGCCGAGAAATGGCAGGGGAGCGTTGAGGACGGAATCGCCCATCTTCGAGGTTTCGACGAAATCATTATCCACCCGCGTTGCAAGAACGTGGCGCGAGAGGCTCGCATGTGGTCGTACAAAACGGACCGCATTACTGGCGAGGTTTTGCCTAAACTCGCCGACGGCTATGAACACTGCTGGGACGGTATTCGCTACAGCCTCGACGGACATATCAAACGTAAACAGCAGGGTGTCGGCATGATGATTCCGAAACGCCTTCGATAATCAACGGACACGACATGAACGATAAATTACAGCTGGCGGTTAATCACGCATTGAACGACGCCAGACTCGCTCGCGCCCGCATGGGTATGCTGAATCCCACAATGGGGCTGGACGCAAAAAGGAATTGTGCCTGGGCTGAATATGGCTTCCCTGAGCAGGTTACTTACGAAAACCTCTATGCCCTCTACCGACGCGGTGGCATAGCACACGGCGCAGTAGAGAAGTTGGTGGGCAAGTGCTGGCAGACGAACCCGGAAATCATCGAGGGTGATGATGCCGACGAGAGTGAAAACGAAACAGCCTGGGAGAAAAATTCCAAGCAGGTATTCAACAACCGGTTCTGGCGCTCATTTGCCGAGGCGGATCGCCGTCGCCTTGTCGGTCGTTATGCAGGTATCCTTCTGCACGTCCGCGATGAAAAAGACTGGAACCTTCCGGTAACTAAAGGGCGAGGTCTTCAGAAAATATCAGTGGCGTGGGCCGGATCGCTCACGGTGAGCGAGTGGGACACTGGCCTGAACTCGAAGACGTACGGCCAGCCGAAGATGTGGCAGTACGCCGAACGGTTGCCGAATGGTTCAAGTCGCCGCGTCAATATCCACCCCGACCGAGTCTTCATCCTTGGTGATTACTCAGACGATGCCATTGGGTTCCTTGAGCCAGCTTATAACGCATTTGTTAGCCTGGAGAAGGTAGAGGGCGGGTCTGGTGAGTCATTCTTGAAGAACGCAGCGCGACAGTTAGCACTTAGTTTCGATAAAGAAATCGACTTTGCCAATCTGGCATCAATGTACAGCGTCAGTGTTGACGAGTTGCAGGACAGATTCAACTACGCTGCACGCGAGATGAATCGCGGCAATGATGTGTTGCTTTCTCTCCAGGGTGCCAGCGTAACCTCCTTGGTTTCTCCGGTTTCTGACCCGTCACCAACGTACGATGTAAACCTGCAGACCGCCGCCGCAGGGGTTGATATTCCGACGCGCATTCTGGTTGGTAATCAGCAGGCCGAGCGCAGCAGCACCGAAGACCAGAAATACTTCAATACTCGCTGCCAGTCTCGCCGTGGCGACCTGTCATTCGAGATTGAGGACTTCTGCGACAAGCTGATCGAATTAAGCATCCTCGATCCGGTCAGTCAGAAGACCGTTATCTGGGACGACCTCAATGCGCAAAGCGACAGTGAAAAACTGGATGCCGCTCAGAAGATGTCGCAAATCAACAGCGCTTCCATCGGCACGGGTGAGCAGGTGTTTACTGGTGAAGAAATTCGCGTGGCCGCCGGGTATGAGGGTTCGCCCGAACCACTTCCAGAGGTAGATGATGACGAAGAGGAAAGCGAAGTCACCGATACTTCCGGGAAACCTTAAAGACCCGACGGGTGCCGACCGACTTGAGCGCGGGGCAATGAGCGAGTTCGCCAGGCGAATGAAGCGAATTGGCAAGGCGTACAAGGGCATTCTCGACCGCATTCCTGCATCGCCATCAGTAAACCAGCGTTACACCTTCGACCTCGATTCCACCCAGCTATCAATGCTCCTCAGCAATGCCTCATTGCTGGTTGATGAGATTTTAGGTGCAGATAACGAGACAGGATTCTGGTTCTGGGCTGATTACGTCAACCCGGCGTATCAGCGCGGCACGGCGCAGGAGTTTGCCAATCTGGCGCAGCAATCAGCCGTGTACGCTGCCGGACAGGAAAGCGTATCGACAATCCTTCTCAGCGAACCGTACCGACGTAGGCTGATTCTTGTTCGCGCTCGTACCTTCGAGGAAATGAAGAACCTCAGCGCCAGTGTGAAAGCGGATATGGCGCGGATACTGACCGATGGACTTGGGCGCGGACAAAATCCACTGGAGATAGCTAAGCGCCTTACTGAGCAGACGGGAATTGAGTCTCGCCGGGCTAATCGAATAGCCCGGACGGAGATTACCACCGCGTTGCGCCGTGCGCGCCTGGACGAAGACGACGAAGCCAGAGAACGATATGGCATCCGTACAAAGCAGATGCACATATCAGCGCTCAGCCCGACGACACGAAGCACCCATGCCGCGCGTCACGCCCATCTGTATACCGCAGAAGAGCAGCGGGAGTGGTGGGCTAAGGATGCAAACAGCGTGAACTGTAAATGCTCCACAATCGCGGTGCTGGTCGATGAAAGCGGCAAGCCATTAAGTGACACCATCATCGATAAAGCTCAGAAAACATTTAACACAATGAAAGCCCGTGGCTACCAATGGGCTAAGGGTTAACTCATGTCAATGCAAGTTAATGTCACCTCGAAGGTGAACAGTAAGGCCATCCGGCGCGAACAGCACAACGGACGCGAGCACTGGGTTGTTCCTTCCTACACCCTTCCGGCGAACGTGGTCATGAACGGCGGTCTGTATCCGGCCAGTGAGATTGACCAGCACTACAGTGGCCTGGAGGGGACGCTGGCACCGCTTGGACACCCACAGGTCAACGGTCAGTTTGTTTCTGCTTTTAGTCCTGAGGGGCTGAATGTGGGTTATGTAGGGGCATGGAACAAAAACGTCAAGAAATCCGGCAACCGCGTCTACGTCGAGAAGTGGATCGACACAGAAGTGGCAAAGCGCACGGATGACGGAAAGCGCCTCCTTGAGCGTCTTGAAGCGCTGGAGAAAGGCGAGGATGTTCCGCCAATCCATACCAGCGTTGCCGTATTCCTGGAGGAGCTTGAAGCGAACGATGAGCAGAAAGCTCAGGGGGCTTCATGGGTTGCGAAAATTCACGCGATGGACCATGACGCAATCCTTCTGGATGAGGTTGGCGCAGCTACGCCAGAGCAGGGGGTAGGGATGATGGTGAATGCTGACCTTGCCACGCCACTGAAGGCTAATTCCGGCGCTCTGGTGGGAGAAACATATCGCGAGCGCGAGCGCCGACTGGAGAAGGCTGCGAAAGATAAATTCGCTCCCGGCGAGAAAGAATACGCCTGGGTGGCTGATTTCACTGACTCACAGGCCGTAATCATCCTCAACAATGGCGATCCGAAGGTTTACGGATACAAATCTGAGGGCGGAAAGATTGTCTTTGACGATACCGGGACAGAGGTTCAGCGCCAGAGTTCATGGGTTTCCGTCGTCAACAAGCTCAAATCATTTTTCACACCGCAGGAACAGCCTGCACCAAACCACAAAACGGAGGGCGACATGCCTTTAACCAAAGAAGAACTGGAACAAATCGGCAGCATGGTTAGCGAGGCCGTCGCCACCAATACCGAAAAGGCTATTAAGCCTCTGGCGGAGAAGGTTGATGCGCTACAGGCCAACCAGGACAAGCTGACCGAAACCCTGACCGCCAACTCCCGCGCCGAAGAGAAATCGAAGCGTGAAGCGGTCGCAAAAGTTCACGGCGAAATCGTGGCCAACGCGCTTTCTGGCGAAGCGCTGGACGCGATGTTCAAAACCATCGGTGAATCCGCGCCGCTGGGCACTAACTCTGCGCAACAGCAGAAAGAAACCGGTGCGCCGAACCCTGACGAATACTTCAAGAAATAAGGAGCCAGACTAATGGCACGTTATCGCCGCGTTAATATCGACGGTCAGTCTCTGTACAAGACCGAAACCCGCGCCGCCGCCGCAGCACTGCTGCCTGGTACGGCTGCTGTTATCAATGGCGACAATCAGTTTGCGCAGGCAACCGCGCTTACTGGTCGCATCTACATCATCGACGTGGCCTATCATCAGGGCTTGAATATCACAGAGGCCGTTCCCGCTGGTGATTCCGCTGTAGGCAACTACGTCGAAGAAGGCCGCGAGCTGGCGCTGCTCTGCGTCGCCGGAACCTACGCCAAAGACGACCCGATCAAGCTGGGCGCAGATGGTAAGTTCACGAAGGCAACGGCGGATACCGATTCGGTGATCGGCTACAGCCAGGATGATGCAACCATTGCCGCCAGCACTACCGATTTCATCCGCGTGCGCATGCGCGTTGGCACTGTAGCTGCACCGGCAACCGGCGGCGGCGAGTAAAGGAGAGCAAGAATGTATTTTACCCCCGAAACACTGGCTGCTAACAGCCGACTGCGCGGGCACTGGAATGAGCTGTGGGCCAACCGCAACATTTTCAACCATCATCACGATATGATGGTTAACTCATATCGCCAGAGCATGACCCCGGAAATGCTGGCAGCTAACGCTGTTGGTGGCTTCGCCCGTGAGTTCTGGGCCGAGATTGACCGTCAGATTATCCAGATGCGCGATCAGGAAATTGGCATGGAAATCGTCAATGACCTGATGGGCGTGCAGACTGTGCTGCCGATTGGGAAAACTGCAAAGCTGTATAACGTCTCTGGCGATATCGCGGATGATGTGTCTATCAGCATCGATGGTCAGGCGTCTTACTCTTTCGATAATACTGAGTTTGGTTCTGATGGCGACCCGATCCCGGTATTCACTGCTGGTTACGGCGTTAACTGGCGCCATGCTGCCGGACTGAGCACTGTCGGCATCGATCTGGCTCTGGAGTCTCAGTCGGCCAAGATGCGTAAATTCCACAAGAAGCGCGTAGACTTTTACCTGAATGGCGCTCCAAGCATTGTTGTGGAAGGTATGCCGGCTCAGGGCATGAAGAACCATCGCAACACTCAGAAAATTAACCTGGGTAGTGGCGCTGGCGGCGCCAATATCAATCTCACCACCGCTACACCGGCTGAGCTACTGGCATTCTTTGGCCCTACAGGTCCATTTGGCCTCACTGCCCGCCGTAACAAGGTTACAGCTTACGACAAGCTGTGGGTGAGCCCTGAAGTCTGGGCCAACATGGCTAAGCCGTATCTGGTGGATATCAACACCGGCACAAATGCGCTGCTTAGCGGAACCGTTCTGGATGCGATCAGCAAGTTTATTCCTGCTAAGTCTATCCAGATGACCTATGCACTGGAAGGTAACGAGTTCCTGGCGTACGAGCGCCGACAGGATGTGATTTCTCCTCTGGTCGGTATGGCGGTGGGCGTTGTTCCGCTCCCGCGCCTGCTCCCTCAGTCGAATTATAATTTCCAAATTATGAGCGCAGAGGGTTTGCAGATTAAGAAAGATGGTGAAGGTTTAAGCGGCGTTGTTTATGGCGCGAACTTGGCCTAATGATTCATTTCCGCGCAGATGATGATAAAATAGGCGAGCCGATGCATGCGCTAACATGACACCGGCTCTAACCAATCATTACCTGTTCGGAGGTAAATCATGGCAACACCAATTCTATCTGACTTGATTGCAGTGGATCCATCATCTTCAACTGGATTGCGGTGGATTGTGGCAAGGGGTAGGCAAAAGGCCGGTAGCGAAGCCGGTTGCTTATTCAACAGCGGCACAAACCAATATTATGTCGTCCGCATCAATAAAGTTCTCTATTACGCTCACAGAATTGTTTGGGAATTAACCAACGGCAAGATTGCTGGAGATTTAACCATCGATCACATTGATGGCAATGGCCTAAACAATGCAAAAGAGAATTTGAGGGTGGCTTCCTTCGCCTTGAACTTGAGGAACCGAAGGAAAAGCGACTCCAGAGAATCGGTATCTGTTGGTGTCAGTTTGAATAAAAGAGAGCGCGATAAGGGCTACAAAGCTCATTATCGTGGGCTTGATGGAAAGAAACATTTTAAGTTCTTCGGGTTCTCAACTCATGGCGAGAAAAGAGCGCTTGAACTCGCAATCGAGTGGAGAAAGGAAAGGATGCTTGAGCTCAATGAGGCTGGCGCGGGATACACGTCGCGGCATCTTTCCGGTGAATAATCAAACAATCAAATAAAGTCCGCTTCGGCGGATTTTTTTATGAGAGAAATATATGGCTGAAAAATACGAAGTGGTTAAGCCGTGGCACGGCGTTGCGCTTGGTGACGTTGTTGAGCTGGGCGAAGTCCATCCGTCGCTGAAACCGCATGTGCGCAAGCTGTCCGATAAAGCTGCTGCGGAACTGGTACCTGCAACCCCGGGTGCTGGCACTGGCAACAAAGCGCGCAAAGAGGCAGTCATTGCCCGACTCGATGCGCTGGGAATTGAGCATAAAGGCAACCTGGGCCTGGAGAAGCTCACCGAGTTGTTGCCGGAAGGTGAACTCGAAAAGCTTTTCCCTGCTGAATAACAGCCGCCGCTAAGGCGGTTTTTTTATGCCCCGCTCCGGCGGGGTATTTCACGGAGTCGATAATGGTAACTCTCGGACAGGCGAAGGAGTATCTGGAGAGCCAGGGAATTACCATTCCCGATTTTGTTCTTCAGGCTCTCGTCGACCAGGCTAACAGCATACAGGAGTGTCTCGATGCGCATTATCCGGCATCAGTCGCGCTGCTGATTCAGCTCTATCTGCTGGCGCTTATGGGGCTGGCGCAAGGCGACAAGTATATCAGCTCGCAGACTGGCCCTAATGGTGCGTCACGCTCATTCCGGTATCAGTCGTTTCCCGATCGATGGAAAGGGGCGCTGGCACTGTTGCGCGTCACCGATAAACACGGCTGCGCTAATGACCTCATCCCTCCAGACCCGACCAATACAGCTTTTGCTGGCATATGGATTGCCAGGGGTGGATGCATGTGTGGCGGGGGTCGGTGATGGGGTGGATATCGGTTAAGAAGCGGCTGCCGGAGCCTTTTGTCAAAGTCTGGGTGATGACCGACAGTGGTAAACGCGTTACCGGATACGTCAAAAGCAACGGTGACTGGTATCTGCTGTGCCGGAAGGTTGCGGCGGAGAATCCGGAGGTGATCCGGTGGGAGGATAACGGTGTCTGAAACAGCCGCATGGAGCTATACCAATGTTGCCACTGTTTACCCGCGCGTCTACGACGACTGGAACAGCACCTGGACAACCGGAACCCCCTACCTGATTGACTGCACCTGGACGGCAAACAATGAGGTTGCGGTAGATGCCAGCGGGAAAGAGTTCACCACGAACCTGATTTTCTTCACTGAACTGAAGCGCAATGGCATCGATGCGACCATGCCGAAGCGTGACTGGTATATCGCCAGAGGTGACACAACGGCACAGGCCGATCCGCTGAAAGCTGGTGCAAACGTCATCAAGGCGGTGACGGAATGGGATATGTCACCATTCGGCGAGGAGCCAGACTACAAAATTCTGACGTGAGGGGATCATGCCCGTAAAAGGTATCAAGCGTGTTCAGATGAACACCCGCAAGGTGCTGAGTGATATCGCTGGCATCCGAACGGAGAAGGTTCTCTATGAAGTCATGAATGCCGGGGCCAACCATGCGGCGTTGATTACTCCGGTTGCGAAAACATCAGTTCTCATCAACAGCCAATACAAAAAACTCGAACCAATGCCATCAGGAATGATTGGGCGGGTGGGGTATGCGGCTAACTATGCCGCCGCAGTTAATGCCGCAAGGGGCAAGCTGAAAGGCAAGACAAGGCCGGACGGCAGCGGCAATTACTGGGATCCAGATGGCGAACCGGACTTCCTCCGCAAAGGCTTTGAGCGTGACGGTCTCAATGAGATTAAGGCCATCATCAAGCAAGGGTACAAAGTATGACGCGTAGCGAAGTGTATGACGCGCTGAGAGCGTGGTTGCAGTCGCATGGCTTTGATGTTGGTTATCGCGTCCAGAAGCGATTCTGGAATGAGTTGGAGAATACCGAGGGGGAAAGATACCTTGTCATCCAGCAGAACGGTGGTGGCAAGCCAGAAGAAGCGATAACCCGCGATTATTTCCGCATCCTCCTCCTGTCAGGCCAGAACGACAGCAATATTAACGAGATTGAAGATCGCGCCGACGCCATCCGCCAGGCGATGATCGACGACTACAAAACCGAATGCATCATTTCGATGCAGCCAATAGGCGGCATCACCGCCATCCAGACCGAAGAAGGTCGTTACCTCTTCGACATTTCCTTTCAAACCATCATTTCCAGATAACACGGAGATAAATCACTATGGCGTGTGAATCGGGCGCTTTTAACGGGCGCGACGTCGTCGTTTATTACGCGATTGGATGCCCTGAAGTACAACCAACCGCCAGCGCTTACCGCCGACTCGGCATGATGCGCGGCAAAACAGTAAATGCAGAGTGGGAAACCGCAGATGCGACCGGCGACATGAGCGCTGCATTTACGCAAGAGAACCTCGTTACTTACAAGAACATTTCGTTCTCTGGTGACGGTGTGACCCGCAAAGAGGATGTTTATGCGCAGAACGCGCTTAAGCGTCACGTCTACAACCCGCCAGCAGAGACCAGCAACCAGCCGTATGTATGGTTCAAGATCATCTCTCCGAACGATATCACCGAAGGGCCGTTCATGGTGACATCATGGGGCGATGAGGCGCCGCACGACGACGTTGCCACCTGGTCTGTCGAGGCGTCCAGTGCCGGTCAGGTTGACGTGCGCGACGTTGGTGCAACTATCACCATCACTACTCAGCCACAGAATCGCACGCTGACCGTTGGCGATACGCTGAACCTGTCGGTGGCTGCGACTGTGTCTGACAATTCAGCACTGACTTACCAGTGGAAGAAGGGTGGTAGTGACATCTCTGGCGCAACATCAGCAACATTCACCAAAACAAGCGTGGCTGCCGGTGATGCCGGATCATACAGTTGTCAGGTGTCTTCCTCCACAGCTGGCAGCGTGACGTCCGGGTCTGCTACGGTTGTTGTCAACGCAGCGTGATATCAGGGGCTTCGGCCCCTTTTTTTGAGAGGTTTCATGAAAGCAATAACCGATATCGGCCAGGCCGTTGTCTGCGCCAGTGGCAAAGAGATATTCCTCAACCCTTCATTCCTCGCCATGTCTCGTATTGGGTCGCCGGAACAGGTTGTTGATGCTTTCGTGAAGGTTCATGCCGGGCATTACCCGAAACACCGAATCTCCGATGCTCAAATCCTGAAGGCGGCAAATGCCCGATGCTTTGCTGAAATGGCAGCATCGGCTGCAAACGTAGTTCGGCATTGCTCAGAGGGTGATGTTGCGGAGTTGATTGGTTCGTACTCGGTGAGCGCGGCAGGGCGGCTGCTGTTCAAGCCTGGGGCTATCCCGATCGAGGATGTTATCCAGCTTGCCCGCCACCTGATTCTGCATGGCGTAATGGGCGATCAGCCTCCGGAAGAGTTCGAAGGTAAGAAGGGCGAATACAGCGACAAATTCGATGTACGGTCATTCGTCTACACCGCTGTTGCTCACCTCGGAATGAGCGAGTCAGATGCCTGGAACATGACAATGACCAGCTTCCGAGCCGCCATGAATGCCAAGTTCCCGCAGAAAGAGAAAGCCAGGGTGCCAACCCAGGAGAAATACGACGAGGTTATGGACTGGGCCGAGCAAATGCTGGCTATCGACGCGCAACGGAACGGACCGCATTAATCTCCTTCGGAGCAACACAACCAGCCTCGCAATAGCGGGGCTTTTTTACACCTGCAATAAAACCAACGCGCTTCACACGCGCACGTTATAATCCTAGAGCCTACAGAAAGCGAGCCTGAGAGTTAGTTGTACTCTGGGGCGGCTATCTCTGTGTGACAGGCTCACTTTCTATAGGTAAACCTCATGCACTATCCAACCGTATCTGTAAACGAAGTTTCCGTTCGCGTTGATGACGAAGGGCGCTACAACCTCAATGATCTTCACGCTGCCGCAGTGGCTGAGGGCAAAGCCACGGAATCACAGAGGCCAAGTAACTTCATCAAAAGTGGGCAAATTAAAAAGTTTGCGCAAGAACTGACCAAAGCTACAAAAATAGCTTCGGTCAAGATTATCAAGGGTGGTGCTCAGCCTGGTATATGGGGGTTAGAGTTGGTGGCGATTCGCTATGCCGCATGGCTTAGTGTTGAATTCGAAATAAAAGTGTACCAAACCTTTCAGTTGGTGATCCGAAATGGCATCAGTGCCATGTCCCGCCTGAACAAAATTGACCACATCATCAATACTGAAACCAAGCAGATCAGCCAATGCGCCAGCCAGATGGCCAGATGGGGTTCCGGCGGCCGCAAGCAACTACTGAACGCAGCACGGGATCGTGTTGCTGATGAAGTTCAAATGTATTTGCCTGGCATTATGTAGGCAGCGATAACCCGCTTAACTGCGGGTTTTATTTGATCATAAAATCCACGCTGTTAAGATGTTTCCGATTGCAATCAAAGGAAACAAAAATGAAAAAAGTAGTTGCTTTAGCTCTCGGGGCTTTAATGCTGTCTGGCTGTACTGTTCGTGTTGCTGATATGACTGTAGGCAGTACCAAAAACTATAACCTGAACGCAGCTAAGTTTGAAAAAGGTCAGCGCGTAACTGGTGAAGACAAAGCTCCGATTGTCATTTTCCCTCTGGGCATTCCTAGCGTCAAAACAGCAATGGATCGCGCCATCGAAAAAGATAAGTGCTCTGTAGGTTTGAGCGATGTTGTTATCTATCAGCTTAACCATGCGTTCCTGTTCGGCACGTATGGTTTCCGTGTTGAAGGTACTCAAATCATCGATAAATCTCAGCTTGGTTGCGAAAACCGCTAGTCTGCTGGGTATACTGACAAGCCACCTCCGGGTGGCTTTTCTTTTTCGAGCGGGAGATCCCTGCTAGGATTCCCTCATCTTTTACCAAAGGGGATAGGGATATGAAGAAGTATCTTTGCGCAGCGTTACTTGGCGTTTCAGCGTTAACAATTACAGCCTGTGCTCCCACAGTGCAAAAAATAGACTACAACCAAAAATCAATGTTGCTCTCGCTTGGGATGAGCAAAAACGATGTAATGCAGGTCATGGGTACTCCGCGGAGGACTGATGTCAACCAAGAGCGGGAACGTTGGATTTATTGGAATAAAGCCGTTTATGGGTACACCGTTGTCGACAATGAGCAGTTAGCTACAGATAGGCTGACAGTCACCTTTGTGAACGGGAAGGTTACGAAGTGGGGCCAGCAGACATTAACTGATGACATTCTTGAGTCGTCTCAGAAGACGGCACAGGCATACGCTGAAGCTGCCCAGGGAGCGAAAAAATGAGAAAAACATTTTGCCTTATGGCGCTTGCGGCTTCCGTATCATTCATTTCTGGATGCGCACAGGAAAAACCAATGACTTCGTATGACGATGCGGGTCTCTGTGTTTTGAAGGGGCAGGCCATGGGGTATGGGAATACGGCAATAATGCCTAAAATCCAGGCTGAGTTTGCTCGTCGTGGAGATCTGAGCATAAGCAAGGATGACTGCGATACTTATATCCAGACAGGTAAGCAGAGTGCGCAAGTCGATATGCAGAGTACGAAAGATATTATAAATCGCTCACAGCGATCGCAGGCTATAAATGCCATACAGGGTTATTAACAAAAATATTGATACAGACCTCGCTTCGGCGGGGTTTTTTTATGCCTGGAGATAATGAAATGGCCCAGAACGTAGGTGATATCGAATATGTGATAAAAGCCAATACAGCAGAGCTGCTCCGTGCGGATAAGCAAGTTGTAAGCGTCACCAATAACATGGAGTCCGGATTTAAAAAAGCAGATAGCTCAGCAGAAAAACTGAACACCACTGTAACAAAAACGGCCAGTGCAGTTTCAGGTGGTTTGAAGTCAGGAATGCAGCAAGCTGGTTACCAGATTCAGGATTTTATTGTGCAGGTTCAGGGCGGACAATCTGCGCTGGTTGCCTTTAGTCAGCAAGGTTCGCAACTCGCTGGCGCGTTTGGTCCAGGTGGTGCAGTAGTTGGGGCGCTTATCGCTTTAGGTTCAGTACTGGTTGGAACTCTATCAACCGCCTTAGGCAGTACGAAAGACGAGATGGAACAGTTGAAAACTGCTGCTGAAACATTAAATAAAGTGGTGGTTATAAATAGCCAGGGAGTTGCAGCTCTATCTAATGATTATGCTCGGCTGGCTGCTACCAATGCCACTTTAGCTGCACAGTTAAGAGACAATGCTATTCAGCAATACGAGATAGCTGTTAGGGATGCGGGTAAGGCTATCACGAACATCATTGATGAGCAGTCATCTTGGTGGAGAAGTCTTAATGGCGGCGTGGCTAGTGTTAAGGCTTTTGGTGGCGCAATGGATACGATGGAGATTAGCGCTGACAATTTTAATGACGCCATAAAACAAGCAACCTCTTTGGGGCCTTCATTCAACTCCGCAACATTGACGCTGGTAAACACTGTAGCAATGCTTTCAAGTCAGTTTGATATATCAGACGACGCGGCATACGGCTTGGGTAAAAGGTTAAATGACCTGGCAAAAAACCCGTCGCCACAGTCTGTAAGTTTGCTTGTGGATTATATGAAATCGCTTAAGCCGACCACGCAAGATGGGGCTGAAGCTATAACTAACCTTGAAAAGAAAATTCTTGATGCCGCCGCTGCAATGCAACAGGCCCATGACAATGGCGAGTCGTTGCGAAAAACACTTGATGGTCTAAAAACAGAGGCGCAACAGGCTAATTTTGATGGCATAAGCAAGCAGCTTGAGGCGCAAAGAATTGCTTTGACCAAGGGTAAGCAGGCAGCAATAGAGTATGGAATTGAGCAGCAAGATTTAACTCGGGAGCAAAAGGATCAGCTTATTGCGCTTTCTAGAACTAACGCGCAATTGGCGGAAGAAAAAGAAAAGAGAGATAAAGCATCAAGGGCAGGGTTGAAACAAGCAGCGGCCACAGAATCAGTTTCTCTAAAACTTGAACAACTTCGTAAGAGGTCGGAGCTATCAGGTGAAAGTACCGCTGAACTTAGCCGTGAGCAGGCAATTCTGACAGCGCAACAGTCTTTAGGCAAGGCGGCCACGAAAGAGCAAATAGCCTTAGCAGGCCAATATGCAGCCAAGACATGGGATGCGGCTAACGCATTAAAGAAAAGGTCGCAGGCTGAGCAGGCGAGGCGCTTTACAGATCAAGAGATTGCTACCAATAAAACCACTCCCGACGCAATAACTGGTGCGGTTGCAGACCCGACAGCCTTGATAAATCTTCAAGAGCAACAAAAGCTAGCAGCTCTAGCACAATACCAGCAAATGGGGGTGTTAAGTGCCCAGCAATTCGAAGACACAAAAACAGCAATTCAGGAACAGGCATCTAATGCTAGAAAGCGAATAGCTCAGGACGAAGCCAATAGTCAGATGGCGGCCACTGTTTCCATGCTGAATGCTGCTTCATTAGGGTTTGATAGCTTGGCAGGAATTATTAGTGGAGCGGCAGGAAAGGCTAGTAGCGCATACATTGCAATGTTTGCCGCGGCTAAGTCCTTCGCAATCGCTTCAGCCACGTTGGATTTCAATGGCGCACTGCTTAAGGCTCTCAATGCACCGGATTCATTAACTACGGCGCAACGCTTTGCTAACTATGCAGCCGTTGCTTCCGCTGGGGCGTCTGTCCTTTCCAATATTGCAAGTGTCAGCATGAGTGGTGGACGCCGCTACGGCGGCACGGTATCAGCCGGCAATGCCTACCGCATCAACGAAGATGGACGCTCTGAAATCTTCCAGACCGCCGGGGGTCAGCAGGCATTCATCCCGAATCAGTCAGGGAAGATTATTCCGGCAAATAAGGTTGGGGGTAGTGGCGGAGTTGTTAATCAAAATGTCCATTTCACCATCAACACTACCGGCGGCATTGACGATGCGACCATGGCAAAGATGGCTCAAATGATGAAGAAAGTTACTTTGTTCCACATAAGTGATCAGGCTAATCGGCCTGGCGGATTAATCCAACCACGTACAAAAAGGTAAGGCGTGCTAAAATCGAGCATTCTGATAACAAAGGAGAGTTTAGATGGAATATCAAATTGAAGACATCACGGCTTACGATAATGACAATGGAAAAGGTATTCTTGCTAGCGTGTTTGTTAATTATGAAGACCACTGTAAAAGCGTGAAGGTTCGCGTTCATTTACCCTTGCAGCGCGATAAAAGCCTGGCAGAGATTGAAGCAGACATCTTGAGCGAAGCCAAAAAACAGCTCAAAGAACTTGTAGATAGCTTCTGAAAGTTGCCTTAATTAACACAAGCCCGCTTCGGCGGGTTTTTTGTTGGGAGTAATCCATGCCAGAAACATTCACATGGACACCGCAGAAAGCCTACTCCGTTGAGCGCACGCCGAATGTTGCTGTCGTTAAACTCGGTGACGGTTACGAACAGCGACAGGTGAAGGGTATCAATCCACTGATGGATAAATACTCGCTCACCTTTCGCGGCGTCAGCGGCGTGTGCCGCAGTAACCCAGCTAAGGATGCAGAGGCATTCCTCAAAGCCAGGGGGGCGGTTGAATCGTTCTACTGGACGCCATCCGATACGGGAGTGCGGAAGCTGTTTGTCTGCCGCTCATGGAATATGACAAAGACCGGGCCGCTGTTTGAACTGACGGCCACTTTTGAACAAGTACCACGATAAGCCGAAAGGCGGGAGACAGTTATGACTTTAGCTGAACGTGTAAAGAGAATTGAGAGCGAATTAAAAGATATTAAATCGCAACTCAATTCTGGTACCGATTCTAGGAAAACAGCAAAAGCAATGCCCTTATCCAGTCTTGCAAAAGAGGGAGGTATCCCTGGGGGGTTAGTTAAAAAATGTTAACTCAAATACTTGATTGGAAAAATCCATCGTAAGGGCGCCCATTTTAATTAGTTGCATTCCGAAAACGACTTGGAATTTTCTCCCGTTACTTACCAATGGCACTGAAGTCAATTCTGTTGAAAAAACTCTTTCGTCCTCAGTGAACGATATTACCGCATGCCGAACTGTAGTTTCTATTGTTGAGGTGGCTCCGCTCACAGTTGTTTTTTCCGCGATTGGGAGTTTTAAATCGTCAGCAAAGTCTGAATCCACATAGCAAAGATCTGCTCCGGTATCTATAAGTGCGTAGGCACCAGCCTTCAATCCATTTGGTTTATAAACGTTTATATCTTTTGAGCTACTTGGCCATACTGTCAATGGAACTACGGGAATTGCATGCTCCGTGGGGGTATCTGATACCGATCCATCAATAGGGGAAATAAACTTGATTTTTACTTTGGTGATCATCCTTTTTCCTTCGAAGAGTTATTCAGCCATTCCTCCTCTTTGCGTGAATCAGTGTCCCACCACTGACGGGCTGAGCTTACACGTTAACCAGGGTTATCAGTAAGCAACATCCTGATATTCAAACAGTAGCCACCACTTGGTGGCTTTTTTTATGGGAGTTTGCCGTGCGCGACATACCAGCAAGTATGATTATTGATAGCGTCGACGCCGGAGTAGGCGCGTTTATCGACCTGTTCGAAGCCGACCTGCAACCCTTTGGCGGAGACCTTATCCGGTTCCATTCCGGCACCAATGGATATTACGGAAATGTGATCTGGAAGGGGAATCAGTATCAGGCATACCCGATAGCAGTCGAAGGGTTCGAGTCAAAGAACGAAGGCACATATGCCCGGCCAACAATGGTGGTGGCGAACGTCACAGGTTTACTGACTGGTATCAACCATGACTTCGACGACATGCTTGGGGTGGTGATTACCCGCCGTCAGGTTCCGGTGAAATACCTGGACGCGGTGAACTTCCCCAATGGCAACCCTGACGCAGATCCGACGCAGGAAGCGGTTTCCCGCTACGTTGTTGAGGAGATGACGGAAGAGACGTTTGAGCAGGTAAGCTATACGCTGGCAACACCTATCGACTGCGACAACGCTATCATCCCGGCGCGAACCATCCTTGCCGACGTGTGCCAGTGGCAGTATCGCGGCGTCGGGTGCGGATATGACGGGCCGCCGGTTGCAGATGAGCGCGACAATCCAACCACTGACCCGGCGAAAGATAAGTGCTCTCACCGCCGTAGCGGCTGCCGCTTCCGTTATCCACGACCGGAACCAATGCCAATCAGCAGCTTCCCCGGCTCTCAGAAGGTTTCATGATGCAGGAATTACTCGATTATGCGGCATCGTCGCAGTATGAGGTGTGCGGCTTAATTCTGGAAGGCGGGCGACTGTTCCGCTGTCGGAATGTTCACCCGGAGCCGGGAAATCACTTCCGAATCAGTGATGATGACTGGCTGGCGGCCGAGGAGGCTGGAGAGGTGACTGCGGTATTCCACTCTCACCCAATGAACAGCCCGGTTCTGTCCGGATCCGACCGTAAATGCCAGGTTGCATCGGGCCTTCCATGGGTGCTGGCCTGTAACGGGAAAATCAGAACGTTCAGGCCGTTGGATTACCTTTTGGGAAGGCGGTTCGAGCACGGAGTGACTGATTGTTACTCGCTATTCCGTGATGCGTATCACCTGTGCGGCATTGACCTCCCTGACTTCGAAAGGACGAGTGGCTGGTGGCTGAGAGGGGAGAACCTTTATCTGAACAACATGTCGCGCAATGGCTTCAATCAGGTCACGCCGGGAGAAGCGCTGCCAGGTGACGTAATAATCAGGCAACCATTCCCCGGAGCTGACCCTTGCCACGCAATGATTCTGCTCGATGACAATATGGTTCTTCACCACGATTGCTCCGGGCATTTAAGCCGGAGAGAGCAAATGCGCCCGGCATACGTTAAGCAGATGCATTCCATATGGAGACATGAACAGTGCTCATCTTTAAATTTGCAGGGCATTTACGCCGACATTTCCGCAAAGTCGAGCTGAACGTTGATACCCCTGCTCAGGGAATTCGCCTTTTGCTTGCTCAGAATCATGAGTTCAAAAAAGCATTCCTGAACGCCAGAGTAAGAATGCGAGTGGCGGGTGAGGATGTTGAAACGTCTTCGGTGCAGTGGCACATGGATCGGCGCCTGAAGGATGGCTCTGTAGTGCTGTTTGTCCCGGTGATTGAGGGGGCGGGACTTGAGACCAGTACGATAGTTCTCATTGCCTCACTGGTGCTGTCTGCCGCCTCGGTTGCTTACTCCATCTACATGTCCCGGAACATGAAAAGCAAAACTTCAGCGGAAGCGGCCGAAACAAACACCCTCACGAATAACTCGTTTACCAGTGCAGAAAACAGGGTCGGACAGGGGCATCCTGTCCCCATACTCCTCGGCGAGATGGAGGTCGGCAGCAACGTAATAAGTCTCGGGATCGACACATCTAATAATTCCGACTGGGAAGAATCAATCAGCTAAGGTGGCGCTATGTCTTCAGGTGGCGGTAAAGCATCAACCCCAAAACTACTCGACGATAACCTCAAATCAAAACAATTCTATCGGGTACTGGATCTGATATCTGAGGGGCCAATCGCGGGCCCGGTGGATCAGGAGCACCTGTCTTCATTCAAGCTGAATAAGACGCCTATCACTGACTCGAACGGCAATGTCAACGTGAACGGCATTAGTGTTGCCTGGCGACCTGGATCGGAAACTCAGGAGCCAATCAACGGCTTCTCTGCAATCGAAGCGACGACCATTGTTAACACTGAGGTCACTTACGATACCCCGCTGGTTAGAACCGTGACAGATCAGGACGTGACCCGCGTTCGTTTTAACATCGGCGTCACCGGGCTCATGGAGCAGGACTCCAAGGGTAACCAGAAAAACACCTCTGTAACGATGGTTATCGAGACCAGAACTGGCTCGTCGGGCTGGGTCATGGAGAAGACGGTGACGATTACAGGGAAAATCTCTGGCGAGTACCTTGAGGCGCACGTCATTGATGCCCCCGACACCAAACCGTTTGATATCCGCGTTCGCCGCATTACGCCTGACAGCAGCAGCGATTTGCTGTCAAACGGGACTGTTTGGAACAGCTACAGCGAGATCACCGACGACAACCTTAGCTATCCGTTCTCTGCTGTTGCCGGCTCAGTCATCGACCGTGACCAGTACACCGACACGCCGAGCCGCACATATCATCTTCGCGGGCTGATCGTTGACGTACCGGATAACTACGAGCCAATTGCCAGAACTTACTCCGGGCTGTGGACGGGGGGCTTCAAAAAGGCCTGGACTAACAACCCGGCGTGGCTGTTCCGTGAGCTGGCGAAAAACACCCGATTTGGCCTGGCGAAACGCGCCGGATACATCGATGTTGACGATGGCGCACTCTACATTCTGTCGCAATATTGCGATCAGCTTGTAGATGATGGGTATGGCGGCAAAGAGCCACGCATGACGCTCAACGCCTACATCACAGAGCAGGCGAGTGCGCGAGACATTCTCGACAAGATAGCGAGCATGTTCCGTGGCATTGCGCTGTGGGACGGCCTGCGCCTGTCCGTAATGCTGGACGCTCCACAGGATCCGATTGCGACAATCACGAACGCCAACGTTGTGAATGGCGAGTTCAAACGAAGCTCTGTAAAGCGTTCAGAGAAATACAATGCGGTTGTAGTGTCCTGGACTGACCCCGACAACGGATGGGAGCAGGTGAAAGAGTACGTTTCCGACGATGAGATGATAGCCAAAGGGAACTACAACGAAACCACTCTGGAGGCGTTTGGCTGCACCTCTCGCGGACAGGCATGGCGGGCAGGTAAATGGCTGCTGGAAACAGCAAAGCGTGAAAGCAGCAGACTGTCTTTCCAGATGGCACGCGATGCTATCCACTTCACGCCGGGTGATATCGTTGAGGTCATGGATAATGACTACGCAGGAACTCGCCTCGGGGGGAGAATTGTTTCTCATTCCGGGAGGGTGATAACGGTTGACGCGGTTGATTCCTCGGTAGTAACGGACGGCTCCACTATGTCGATTATGGGGAGGGACGGAAAGTTCTCTCGCTATGAGATTGATGGCGTTAACGGAAACAACGTCACACTCAAAAACGAACCTGAATGGGTGAGGGCGGGAACTGTATTTGCCATTTCAACCGCAAGCGTTGCGATTCGCCTTTTCCGGATACTGAGCGTTGCCGAAACGGAAAACAACTCCGTATACAGCATAACGGCCTCATTGCACGACCCCAACAAACAGGCCATCGTTGACGAGGGTGCAGTGTTTGAAGTTCCCAGCGATACGCTGAACGGCTACCGCGTGCCTAACGTGGAAAACCTGCGAATCCTGAACACAAACACCGAGACCGTCCAGGTTACAGCAACGTGGGAGACGGCAACCACTACTAAAAAGCTGGTGTTTGAGCTGTACATCTACAGTGCTGATGGGAAGCTGGTATCTCAGTACGAAACTGACCAGTTCCGGTATGAGTTTTACGGCCTTGCTGCCGGTAGCTACACGCTCGGCGTTCGTGGGCGCAATGAAAACGGGATGAAAGGCGCCGAAACTCAGGTGAGTCTTATTATAGGCGCGCCAAAGGCTCCTAACTCCGTTCAGTGGATACCCGGACCATTACAGGCCACTCTGGTGCCAGTTATGTCTGTAACGGCAACATCAGATACCTCTTTTGAGTTCTGGTACGCTGGCGAGGCGCCAATCCCATTAACCGATGATATTGAGAACAAAACTCAATTCCTCGGAAGGGGGAACCAGTGGACCATTCAAAAGCTCAAGTTTGACCACGTCTATTACGTTTATGTCCGGACACGCAACGCGTTCGGGGTTTCTGATTTTGTTGAGGCTTCAGGAAAGCCAACGGATGACTTTAGCGATATCACCGATGCAATCCTGGAGGAGATTAAAGAGACTGATACGTTCAAAGACCTGATCGAGAGCGCGGTGGAGAGCAGTGAAAAGTTCGCAGAACTGGCTGATGCAATCAAAGAGAATGCAAACGGTCTTGCAGCGGCGGTTGGATCGAATAAGCAGACAGCAGAAGCAATCATCGGCAACGCGCTTGCTATTGCTGATGTTGTCGTGCGGCAGACAGCCCAGCAGGGCGCTAACTCTGCGACCTTCGAACAACTCCGGGAGGTGATCGCCACTGAGACGGAGGCTCGCGTCACGGATGTTACTCGTCTTGAGGCAAAAACTGAGCAGAACGAGGCGGGAATTACCGAGGTAAGGCAGGCTCTGTCAGATGAAACGCAGGCGAGGGCGACAGCTGTCGACCAGCTTACTGCGAGTACTCAGGTCATTTCTGATAAAGCTGATTCGGCTTCGGGCAAAGCTGACGCTGCATCAGGTAAGGCAGATGCAGCTGAACAAGCCAGCTCGCAAAATACTGCTGATATCACCACGTTGCGACAGGTTGTCACCGACACGACTTCATCAATGGCATCCCGTCTGGAGGAGCTGGGAGCAAGAACCGATACTGCCAGCGGCGGCATTCAGAGTAACTCCATCGCGCTAATAACGAGTACGCTGGCGCAGGTTGATCAGCAGGTGAGACTCAGCGCGCAGTACGGTGACAGTAAGGCCAGCATCGATCGTATTGATAATGTTATGGCAAGCGACAGGGAGGCAACAGCGCGTTCGCTGCTGAGTTTGCAGACTGACGTGAACGATAACAAGGCATCCATCAACAGCCTTAACCAGACGTTCTCGGATTACCAGCAGGCTATGGCCACGCAGGTAAACAGCATCACGGCAACCGTCAATGGGCACACTTCAGCGATTACCACCAACGCGCAGGCCATTGCGAACGTCAACGGGGACCTGAAGGCGATGTACAGCATCAAGGTCGGGTTATCCAGCAATGGTCAGTATTACGCGGCAGGGATGGGGATCGGCGTGGAGAATACGCCGTCCGGCATGCAGTCGCAGGTTATCTTCCTGGCTGACCGCTTCGCCGTTACTCACCAGGCCGGAGCGACCGTTACGCTTCCGTTCGTTATTCAGAACGGGCAGACCATAATTCGGGACACGGTGATTGGTAACGGGACCATCAGCAATCTCAAAATCGGCAGCTACATCCAGTCGACAACCTGGGACGGCACCGGGAACGTCGGCTGGCACATCAACAAGTCAGGCTACGCGACGTTCAACAACGTAACCGTTCGCGGCTCGATTTACGCCACAAACGGTAATTTTTCTTTCAATGGCTCCGGCAACACAACGGTGATTAATGGTAATGGCGTAACCATTAATATTCCGGGTGGCGGCCGCATCGTACTGGGGACGTGGACATAAAATGCCGACAGGACTACTGATAGAACTAAATGACGGCGGAAAGCGCATGGAGATAACTGCGGGCCTGCGATGCCCGTCGTTTGGGGCCAACTTTGACAGTGGCTACCAGAAAGCCAAGTACGCTGATGTTGTCGGTTATGTTTCCGGGGCGCAGGTGCTGTTTATCCCTCACGCGACGGCTTATCTTGATTCAGGGCTGCTTCATAAAATGAACTCGGTCACCATATCCGGTGGACGCGTGACGCAGAACTCCACGATGAAAGATGTAAGCATCAGTGAGCGTGAAAGCACGTACACGTTCCCCGGAAGCCTCTGGCAGATATTTCCGTCAGGCCAGCGTAGTGGGGTGGGACTGCTCATAAGCAACAGCACTGACTTCACCTCAATAACCAATGCCACGCAGTCAGGGCAGTGTATCTGGAAGGGGACCGTCAATGTCCCCACAGGCGGCTGGGCAGTTCCCACGATAGCGGGGTACGACAAGTCCAAATATATCGTCTTTGGGCGCTGCAATAGCGGTAACACCGTCGATTTCGATGGCAACACGGTCAGGTTCTTCAGCCCTCCATCCACCAACGATGATGCTCCAACGACCGGCACGATAGATATTGTCATCTTTGCCAGTGGCGTGGCGCCTCAGCCGGGCACCGGGCTCAACATCTTCAATGCAGCCGGGGTCTGCACGTTTTCAACGACAAAGCGGCCTTTCGTCTACCTCAACCAGCTCTGGACGCCTTCAAAAAATGCCGTGAGCATCGGCAGCGGGTATGTTCCGCTGGGTAGATTCGGGCTGATGGCTCACGAAGTTAATGGCATGTACGTGTATCGAATGTTCGGAATAAAAATACAGAACGGTAGTGCTTCAGTTCAGGGTGGGAAATATCTGGGGCGCGAGCGGTATGCAATTTTTGGTAATGACACGGTAACGCCACTGAACCTTCCCGTTCTTCCCGATATGTACGTCTGAATAAACCGTCTTTTTAATCAACCTCGCTTCGGCGGGGTTTTTTATTGCCTGGAGAAAATATGATTTTTACCACTGGCACCATCGCCATCAGCGGAAATACCCTTACAGGTACGGGAACAAACTTCACTGCAGCTGGCTCGCTGATTCGTAACGGCTGTACCGTCATCGCGCTGACCAGCCCAGCGCAGGTTTTCCAGATCACCGTTATCGGCGGCGCAACCTCTCTCACCGTTACGCCAGCTGCTAACCCTGCAATCCCTGCTGGAACCAAATATGCCATTCTTCTGAGCGACAGCCTTAGCGTTGACGGTCTGGCGCAGGACATTGCTGAAACCTTCACGATGTATCAGCGCTATATGAGCGGGTTCGTCGATGTGATGAACGGGACATCTGATGTCACCATCACTATCAATGGTGTTGCCGTTACCGTACCAGGTCAAAAATCTCTGGCCAAGAAAGGTGCTAACAGTGACATTACCAGCCTGAGCGGTCTGACAACTGCGCTAAGTATTTCGCAGGGTGGTACTGGTGCCAAGACTGCTGCAGATGCTCGAACAGCACTTGGATTAGGAACAGCTGCAACAGCTAACATCGCCACAGGCGTTATGGACCAAACTGCAGGAGCGCTTGTAAGAAATCGTGACTTTGGTATTGGCGGTAATTTGGGTGCCGGGGAAGGTATACCAATTGGTAGTTTTGGTAGCAATGCGAACTACATGGCGTTGAATGGCTGGTATGCTGGAGCGGGTTCAAGTGCAACAAATCACTTTGATGGATTCTCTCCGTTGTTCACAATGTGTAGATTTTCTGGTGGTTTTATTGGCCAGATTCAGATCACTAATACAGGCAGAATGGGTGTACGTGGTGGTTCTGGAGCAACGACGTCAAACCAGGGAACATGGACGCCATGGTATGAAGTTTACAGCACTGGTAATACAACAAAAGCCAGCGACGGTACACTTAAAGCAGCATCTCCTGTGGCTCGTATCGTTCAGTCGAAGGAGGCGAACCAGCGAACCGATCTCTACGAAGATGGTTTCTCATGGTGTGGATGCGGTACTGCTAACGAGGAAGCAGAGGGTATTCAACTAAGCCGCCAGGATGTTGGTGTCTATTTATTAACTGGCTCTGCTGGTCTCGCTTCTTCTGGCTGGCAACTTTTACCTCCAATGGACCCAGGCGGAATGGGAGAGATGGGTATAGTTGAAGCGGAGCAAACTGAAAGTGGTGGCCTTACGGTGCGCTTGTTTAAGCGAAAATACATGCTTAACGATGAAGGAGAGATCATTAAAACGAAAGGGGCACCTATGGATGTTCCGTCTAACAGTTGGATCGATGTGCGACTCGACATGCCTGAAAACAGTGTATGGAATCAACGCCAGAAAGCAGCCGTGGACGCTGCGGAGAATGAATCTGGTTCGTAAATAAATGTTGGCAGCCAGATAAAAATGGCTGCCATATTTTGTCACATACCAACCTGACGGACTGTAGGAAACTCAGAAACAAGCCACACGTCTGATTCATCAAACATTTCCTCCAGCATGCGGTTCAGCTTTTCCCGATCGCTTTTGCTGGCATCGCTATTCAGGGCGTTTGCCTGCATAGGCTTCACCTTCACTTCGGCATCAGGGAAAATCTGGTGCACCCGCTTCGTCAGCTCGGCCAGAATGATCTCTCTGGCCCCTTCGAGCCCCTCAACATTACGCTTATCATAAACCAACTCAACGAACATCCCTTACCCTCCTTGCTGACTTGATCTGTGGATATAAAAATACTACTGTATATGCATACAGTCAATGAGCAAGTGAGGGTGCTGCTATGCCTCGTCAACCGGATATTCGTGCTGCTTTTATTGCGGCCATACAGCAAAACCCGAAGGGCTATCTCTGCCTACATACAGACAAATTCATCGCCGAATTGCAGGAGAGGCACTGGCATTTCAGCCAGGAGGATGCAAATTCATGGATCGAGCGATACCAGCCGGACTTCGCCGATAAGACAACAAACGGAAGTGAGAACCGATACTGGATCCTGCGTAACATGGGGAGGGTGCAATAATGTGCTTTCCATCCCCGGCGTCAGATTACGTTGAGCAACAACTATCACCTGTTGTGCTGTGTAACATAGGAGCGGATAGCAGAGTGCTTGAGACAGATATTGGTTTTGCAGTTATCGAGCCGTGCGTGAAAACCTGCGAAGGGGATGTACTTCTGATTCTGAGCGATGGGCGCACGCAATTTGCCAAGCTGATGGGTAAAGCGTTAATCACGGACGATGGCGAGGCGATAGAAGGCCCGGCACTGGAAGAGGTTGAGGTAATGGGGCGGGTGACGTTCTTCATTAACCGTGCTAGGGATGATGACGACTGCCCGGTGATGTGATGGGGGAAATGCATAGCTATACCATGAGGCATGGCTGTGTACTCTCTGTGTCACAGTTGTGTCATGCATGGATAAATCAGAAGGAAATACGACAGCATGTAATGACACGTAATGACACAAATGCGTAGCGAGCGCGGAAAAACCAATGATATTACAGTGTGTTAAATAGTACTCTACGTTCTTCTAAGCCGTAGGTCGTAGGTTCGAATCCTACAGGGCGTGCCATTAAATTTCACAGATTGCCGCCTGCGCGACGTCCTGCTGATTTTCTCCATGAAATACCCCTCGCGAAAGTAGCGTTAACGCACATTTTTCACAGCACAATTGACTGTTATAACAGTATTTTTCTTACCCTATGGCAATTTTGCTATTCCTCTACCATGCTCATATCACCTCACTCTTACTCGTGGGGCTTTTCGTAGTTGCTGATTAATCTCAAGGAAAAAGGTTATGAAAAAAACGACTGCTATTTTGATGGGCACTGCATTTCTGTTTACCACCAATACCTTTGCGGCTGAACTGCTGACGAAAAACGAGTTTGAGAAAGTGGAATCACAGTATGAAAAAATCGGTACGGTTAGCACTTCCAATGAAGTCTCGGTAGACGACGCGAAAAAAGAGCTGATCGAGAAAGCCGATAAAGAAGGTGCTGATGTTCTGGTGCTGACTTCCGGTAATACCAACAACAAAATTCACGGTACCGCCGATATTTTCAAGAAAAAATAA